AGAGACTATATTAAATATGATAACGTCTGGGGTGATGATAAAGTTAAGTCAAAAATAAAAGCATGGAAAGGTGACACTGCAGGTTATACATGTAATGAAGATCCAATACAGAGTAAATGTATTAAGAGCACATGTTTACGTAGAAGGTTTGGTGTAGGAAAACAATTAAACGCATCCTGGCCTGATATAATTAGTGTAACTAAAATGGATTATCGACCACATCCAAGATTTTTTCTATATGTAAAACAACCTAGCGGTAAAATAAAAAATATAAATGCAAAGACTGTAAAACAAATAATAGAACAAAGAGAACTTAGAGCTTTAATTGCAGAACATACAAACATAGTACCACCAACAATAAAATCAAAAGAGTTTCAAGACATTATAGCTAGTCTTTGGTCACAATTAAATGTAGAAACACCAGATCCAGAATCACAACCAGCAGGTATTTTATATAGACACATAAAAGAATATTTAAATGATGTAAGAACTACAACATTGAATGGATTCAAAAGTGGATCAGTGTATGTTGATGGAGAATCTGCATACTTTTTATATCATAAATTTTACGAAGAATTAAAAAGAAATGAATGGAAGATGGATGAAAATGAAACCAGAACTATGGTTGTAGATGTATTCAAAGCAGAAAGTGGTCAGAAAAGAATAGGTAAAGGTAATCCAGTAAGATGTATGTCAATTAAAATGAAACAATTTGAAGATGATGAACCACCAGAAGAAATATTAGAATATGAAAGAGAAGAAGACATAGTATGATATATAAATATTATGGACCACCTGGAACAGGCAAGACTCATAAATTAATTAATAGAGCAAAAGCATATGTTAGAATAGGAACACCTTTACATAAGATAGGTTATTTTGCCTTTACAAGAAAAGCTGCAAAGGAAGCAAAAGAAAGAATGCCGATAGAGGATAAAAAGTTAGTGCATTTTCAGACACTACATTCTTTTGCATTTAATACTTTAGGTTTACAAGAAGAAAATATTATGCAGCCATATCACTATGAGGAGTTAGGAAAAAAATTAGGCATTAGAGTTAAATACACAGATAAATACAATGAAGAAGAAACACACTTTTTAACTTGTAACGATCCATATTTTCAAATGATAGGACGTGCCATAAATAGAGATGTGTCTATCAGAGAAGAGTTTGATAGAAACGAACATGATAGGAAAGAAATACAATGGCATACATTAAAACACATACACGACAATCTTTTAAAATATAAAGAAAGTGCAGGTTTATATGATTTTAATGATATCATAAATAAAGTTCTGCCAAAGGTTCCAAAGTTTGATGTTGTATTTGTAGACGAAGCACAAGATCTATCACCATTACAGTGGAAGCTGTACGATAAATTAAAAGAAAAAAGTAAAGATATTTATTTAGCCGGTGATGATGATCAGGCTATATTTGCATGGGCTGGAGCAGATGTAAAAAGATTTGTAGAAGAGCCTGCAAAAGAGAGAGTCTTAGAAAAATCAAGAAGAGTATCTTTGTGTGTACAATTAGAATCATGTTTTCCAATAGGTAAGATACGTGGAGTCAGAAAAGAAAAATTTTATCTAGCAAGAGACCATCACGGTAAATCAGTTTACATATCTAATCTGGGTCAAGTAGATTTAAATAAAGGTAAGTGGTTAATATTATCAAGAACCAAGAGTCAATTATTAGAACTTATGAAAGAAGTTAGAAAAAGAAATCTATATTATCAAACTAACAAAGGAAAAAGTTATAAAGTAGGAATATACAAAGCAGCTTTGGCATATACTAAATGGTGTAAAGACGAAAGCATAGATGACCAGGACGTAAAATATATAAAAGAATACATACCACATGCAAAGTTTTGGAACAAAGATAGAAAGTGGTACGACGTATTTACAGCAGCTCCAGAAAAAGAAAGAACATACATAAGAAATATGTTGGAGAATCAAGAAAATTTAAATGAAGATGCTAGAATATTTTTATCTACAATACACGCAATAAAAGGTGGTGAAGAGGACAATGTAATTTTAGCATTGCATCAAGGAGACAAAATACAAAAGTCTATCAAACGAAGCACAGACAAAAGAGATGAAGAGCATCGAGTTTGGTATGTAGGAATTACGAGAGCACGTAATAATTTATATAAATTAAAATCAAAAATAAAAAGAAAGGAGTATAGTCTATGACATACAAAGGTTTACTTGATGAAGCATTTCCCCAAAATACTCAGATAGGTGGGAATCACTACACCAAGTTTCATATTCAACCATACGAGTTTATTTCTAAAAATGATCTCACATTTTTTCAAGGTAATGTTATAAAGTACGTTTGTCGCTATCAGAAGAAAGGTGGTGTACAGGATCTGCAAAAAATAATACATTATTGTCAGTTAGAAATAAAAAAACTTAAAGATATAAAAAAATGATAGTACCTGATACAGAATGGCTACAGCCAGAGGAATATCCTGATCTAAGATCTTATGATGAGATTGCCATAGATTTAGAAACTTACGATCCAGATTTAAAATCTAGTGGATCAGGATCTGTAATTGGTAATGGATATGTAGTTGGTATAGCTATAGCTGTAGAAGGATGGTCAGGTTATTTTCCGATAGCTCATGAACAAGGTCCTAACATGGACAAAAAGAAAACTTTAGAATGGTTGCAAGATATATGTAATGCACCATCATTAAAAATATTTCATAATGCTATGTATGACGTGTGTTGGTTACGAAAATTAGGTATAAAAATCAATGGTTTAATAGTAGATACTATGATTGCATCTTCACTTATAGATGAAAACAGATACTCATACACATTAAATACTTTATCATGGCATCACCTTAACAAAGGAAAGAATGAATCCAAATTAATTAAAGCTGCAAAAGAAAGAGGATTAGATCCAAAAGCAGATATGTGGAGACTACCACCTATGGAAGTTGGTGCATACGCAGAGAAAGATGCAGAACTAACTTTAGAACTTTGGGGTAAAGTAAAAAATATAATTATAGAAGATAACTTACAATCTATATTTGATTTGGAGACTGATCTTTTTCCTTGTCTGGTTGACATGAGATTTCTTGGTGTGAGAGTCGATGCTGAAAGAGCTCATACACTAAAGCAAGACTTAGAATACAGAGAAAAGCTAATCCTGAGAGACATAAAAAGAGAAAGTAACATAGATGTTCAATTAATGGCCGCAAGATCAATTGCCAAACTTTTTGACAAATTAAAACTACCTTATTCCAGAACTGTAAAATCAGACGAGCCATCGTTTACTAAAAATTTTCTTGTTAATCATCCACACCCTTTAGTTCAAAAGATAGCAGAAGCTAGAAAAATAAACAAGGTTAGAACCACATTTATTGATTCAATAATTAAATACGAACACAACGGTAGAATACACTCAGAAATAAATCAAATAAGATCAGATGATGGTGGCACTGTAACTGGTAGATTTAGTTATGTAAATCCAAACCTACAACAAATACCAGCAAGAGATCCTGATACAGGTCCTTTAATTAGATCTTTGTTTATTCCAGAGGAAGGTATGAAGTGGGGATGTTTTGATTACTCGCAACAGGAACCAAGACTCGTTGCACACTATGCACTTAAATTTAGATTGCCCTCTGTAAACACAATAGCTGACTCTTACGAAAACGATCCATCAACCGACTTTCACAAAATAGTTGCGGATATGGCTGAGATACCTAGATCACAGGCTAAAGTAATTAATCTAGGTTTGTTTTATGGAATGGGTAAAGCAAAGCTGCAAGCTGAACTAGGTGTAACACAAGAAAAGGCACAAGAATTATTTGATAAATATCATGGTAGGGTTCCTTTTGTAAAACAATTGATGAATAAAGTTATGTCAGCAGCACAGAATAGAGGACAGATAAAAACATTATTAGGTAGACGTTGTAGATTTTTTAAATACGAACCGGTGTTAAGAGGTAAAGATTGGGGTAAGTTTGTTCCCGCAGAAGATCACGAAAGAATGTTAGAACTACAAGAGATGGGTCCTTACATATTAGATGAAGAAGGAAATGAAACAGAAAAGAAAAATTATTGGCACGAGAATCCAACACGTAGAGCTTTTACATACAAAGCTTTAAATAGATTAATACAAGGATCCGCAGCAGACATGACTAAAAAAGCTATGTTAGAATTACATAAAGAAGGTATTACACCACATATACAAGTGCATGATGAACTTGATATATCTATAGTTAATGATCTAGAAGCTGCAAAGATAAAAGACATCATGGAGAACGCGGTTGACTTAGAAGTACCAAATAAGGTAGACTACGAGTTTGGATCCAATTGGGGTAATATTAAATAATGGCTTACTTGAATGCAAACATACCTGTAACCTATGCTCAAATAAGGAGGGAATATTTATATGACTTACAAAAACATCATGGAGAAGTTGAAGACTGTATTATCTTTGGTCTTTCGGCTATTACTGGACGGTCTATTTTATGGCATGCGATTATGGAGAACGGCGCTGTCTTTTATCGTCTCCCGATATCTGCCTTCATACAGAGAGGTTTTAGATCGGAAGATGTTCCTAAACGTAGACTTGATGAACTTCAGTTATGGAATTGTTTTAGTTATTATCCTGCTGTTACTAGTTGGGATATTCTAGACGGACAAGCTGGAAAGTACATTGGAAAAGACAAAAAATGGCATCCTGGTAAATATTTATTTACTGTTGACTTTGCACATCCAGAGGCTAACATAGTTGACACTGATCATTCAGAGATACCGCACGAACACAAGTGCGCACACATAATTGCATTAGATGATGGTAATTATGCAGCACAACCTAACAACAGATGTATATGGGATATACCTTCTTTTACTGTGAAGGACAACATACCTGATTGGAAAGTGCAAACTAACGAATGGAATGTAGAAGATACAAGTCAGTGGAGAACAGAAGACACTGATAATTTTTTCTATGAAATAGAGGAGAAGAAATAATGGAAACTGTATTTGAAAATGAGTCTGGGTTTTGTATAATTTGTTCACACAAACATAGAGGTTTACCTCAATGTAGTTATTGTGACTGTAATTGGAATGTAAAGGAGGACAACATGGTAAAAAAATTTTTGAAACAAATTTGGAAAATTGTTTCTTGGCCATTCAAAAAAGCATTAGAATGGATGAAGAGCTCTTTACCAAAGTAATTTATGACTAAAAAACCATTAAACATATCTGAAGAGGCAGCTGTCCAAATGCCTATGAAGACGGTTGCCTCGCTGATCGCGTTGGTGGCTATCGGAACCTGGGCATATTTTGGGCTGCACGAAACACTCAACAGACACAGTACACAGATAGAATTAATGCAAAAAGATTTAACAGAAAACACAGAGTTTAGAATCAAATGGCCACG